GCGGTTGCCAGTTCTGTTGCCGCTGCCATAGTTAATCACTTCCTTTCAGCATTTTTTCTCTTGCCTTTACAAAATCTTCACCGCTTACAAAAACCTGCAGCTGTTCACTTTCCTTCTGTAAAAGCATATCTGTTATCAGTTTCGGCTTTTCCTTACTTCCGGCGCTTCCAATCAGTGTTAATCTGTCAGCTATTGAAGCAAGAAGCCATATCTCTAACGAGCAAGGTTGCTCACTTATTTTCAATTTGATTCTTGAATCTGCCCTCAGCCCAACTGAAAGAGTCGCCAGCAGTTTAACCGGCAACTCTCTGTAGTTGAATACATGATAGGTTTCCGCTAAATCACAAATCAATGCTTCTTCATCGGTTGCTATCATTGTGGCCAGGGCTATTAATTTTTTCCTTCTTTCAGGCTGTTGAAAATTTCAACAAGTTCATCACTTACTTTTTCAATTGGAACTCTTCCATTTTCAACTTCAAGATGTTTATATAGCAGCTGTTTCTGTTTTCTGCCTAATACCAGATTAAGCAGTTCAGTAACTGCTACCATTACCAGACTGTCATCACCTGACTGCATATCAGCCAGTGCGTCAACAACCCTCATATCGTTCAGTGATTCTTCGTTTATTTCAAACTCGAATCCACTTTTTGTTTTTCCTTTAATCATTTAATAGCCCCTTTCTTAATTATGTAGCTGACTTTTTGATGTATTCGTATTGAGCAAAACCGTTTGTGTCTGGTGTCTGCAAAATAGTAACATCATAGCCAACTTCTTCACTGTCACTGTAGACAATTTCAGCCATTTCAGTAATTGAAGCACTCGGAATACAGATTCGCTTCAATGCTCCATCTCTAAGAATCATATCAACCACCCAAGCAGCGCTTTCATCGTTGATTTTAGCAATCTTGGTTGTGATTCCGGTTGATATTGTTCCGGTAACGTTTGTTGAGCCGAACACAGCCTTCAATACATCTGTATTCATTGTTTCGACAAGTTTAAACTTTGAGGTGATTTTATTACCCTTGTTCAAGGCCAAAACAACATCGCCGCCCCAGGCTTTAATCTCGTCTGTTTCATTTTCAATCGCATTTGTCAAACCTTCTTCACCGACATAGCCCAGACAAACAAAGCCGGTTGGCAGTGTAGTTGTTGCGTCAGTTGGCAAAGTGAGAGTAGTAGCGCCACGATAGACAGCACCACCGATTTTAGGTTTGGCAGCAGTAACATTTGCCGCAGTTGTTGCCATAAATTTACTCCTTTCCTTAGTAGTAAGTTAAATTAAAAACCGCTTGATAGCGGTACTTCTTTTGTTGTGTATCTGTAAAATTATAATCTGAGTTGAGTTCACATTTGCTGATAGAGTCAAGCTCATCAATGCCAAGCATTGCCTCAATAACAATTTCATTCAGCGATGCCGCTTCATGAAGGCTTGAACCGTAGCTCTGAACTGCCACAGTTGCTCTTTTAAGATAAGCATTACGATTGCCGCCAGTTTTCTCAATTCGAACAAAAACTGATGGTGGTTCCTGTGGTGTTTCAGTGTAAACATCATCCGTATCCAGTTTATCTTTCAGATATTCAAGTATAATCTGTTCGATCATCAACTCACCGCCTTCAGTAATGTGTTATTTTGATAATTATCTCTGACCGCATCCTTTGTGGCTGCAGCCACTCTTGTGTGCAGTCTTTTTTTACCCGGCTGTGTTGTCACCACATAGCCTGTGCCGGCTTTTTTTGACACCTGCTCGCCCAGGTCATTGCAAAACTTCTGCAGTTCCATCCCATTCAGAAGCATTCGATAGCCTCGGTTGTTTGTCTTGATTTTTGTAACTTTAATTTTAGTCATATCTTTCAACCGTTACTTTCATGTTCCATTTGAGCGGTATGTTGGCTTCAATACCCATTAATGGTTTGCCAAATACCCTAAATCTTTCGCCGAAAAACTCTACAATCTGATTTTCCCAGATATGATCATCACCTTTTGGAATCGCAAGATTATAGACTGCTTTTCTTCCGTAAAGGTTAATTGAGTCAGTAATATCATCACTTGTAGCCGGCTGAATCAGTACATTTTCAACGTTAATAGAGGTTTCTTGCATTATGGGATTTCCGAAAGGGTCGTTTTGCCCACTATCAACCAGATTAATCAGTTTTACTGTAATTCCTTTAATCATAGCATTTCAATAACTCCTATTCGCTGTTTTCTTAGCCCCAATCTTGCAAGTTCCGACTTCTTAATAAAAAGCCCGCCGCCCGGAACAAGATAGGTTCCAGAATATGAATATCCCATTGCTGACTGACTGCTTTGTATCATTGGCTCTGCATTTGTTGATGTCATCAGAGTTCTTGCAACAACATCGACAACCACTGATTTGACTACTGAAGGTAGTATTTTGCCATCCGTAATCATCTGATCTAAATCTTTTCCTACGTTTTTAGCTTCCTGTCTTAAAGAATCAGAAATGACAGGCAGCAGTGCCTCAGCCCTTTCCATTTCTTCATTTGACATAACACGCCATAAACTTTCAATATCTTCAATTGTTGCAAATTCACTCATAATATCACCTCATCAGATTATAAAGTTCAGTCTTGTTGGCTCTCGGATTATATTCAATTCCTTTTGAGTCCAACTCAGCCATAATTTCCTTTTTTGTCATTTCATCAATGGTTTTAACTGGATTTTCTGCAATTTCAATAACTGGTTCAACAGCCTTTTTTTCTTCAATTACAGGTACCCAGTTTTCGCCACCAATAGGACAAGGGCTGTCAATAACAGCCCCAGTCTTGATGTTTCTGTATTTCATTATACTTTGATAACAGCAACAGTCTTCGCAGCTGGCATATCGTAACCACCGATATCAGCAATCTGTAATGAAATATTACCGCTCTGAGTTGGTGTAATTGCCAGGCTCCAGTTCTTCTTAGAACCGGTCAATGCGCCTTTTGTTGCTTTTCCAGTACCATCAGTCAATGTGATGTGTTCAGCTTTCAAACCATAAATATCAACGTTAAATGCTAAATCAATTTTAGTTGATGAAGTTGAGCCAGCTGTTCCATCTGGTGTTGCTGTAAAGGTAACTGTTTCAGGGTCAACAATTCTTGCAAATACTTCACCATCAAAGATGCCCCAGCCAATAAACATTTCAGCTCTTAAATAAGCCTGATTATACTGCTTCAGGTCCTTACCAGTTCCATCTGGGTCACCATACTCAATGACTTCAAATCTGACGTCACCAGCATAGCCCCATTTAACAAAGTCAGCAAAGTCACCAACAATTGCTTTATTTGTTCCGGTGTCAGAAACAGTTCTGTTGATGTCAACTGGCAAACCATTTACTTTTTCTGGATTCGCACCCCAGGCTAATTCTGGGAACTGCTTGACTCCGTTTACCTTTAACTCAGCTAATGCTGAACTGAAAGCTGGAGCCATTGCCAAACCGGTGACTGCTCCATCTGAAGCCTGTACCAGCTTAACTGCACTTTCCATATTTGTATCTGGGTCAC